GCGGCCTCGTTCGCGGGGGTCACGTTGTCGGTGAGGGTCGCCAGCGCCGCGCCCACGTCCTCGAAGCTGAGCCCCGCGGCGGCGGCTTTCGGCAGGATCCCGGTGCCGATCGCCTCCGCGAGCTGCTGCATCTTCATGTCGCCCATGCCGACCGTGGTGTTCAGCAGGTTCCCCGCGTCGGCGGCGTCCTTGACGCCCTTGATCTGGGAGGCCATCACGCCGACCACGGCCTGCGCGGTCGTCTCGAAATCGGACTGGCCGATCTGCGCGAGCTTCGCGGACGCCGTGAGGATGTCCATGGCCTGCGCGCCGCGGAACCCCGCGGACTCGATGTGGTAGAGGCCGGTGGCCAGTTCCTCGGGGCCCATGCCGACCGCGGGGGCGAGCGCGAGCACGGAGCCTTTGAGTTTGTCGACCTCGGCCTGGGACGCGCCGGCCTGGGTGTGGACCATCTCCATGGCCTGGTCGAATCCGGAGGCCATCTTCACCGACTCGTAGCCGACGCCGAGCACGGCGGCGCCGAGGCCGAGGAACATGGCGCTGGATCCCGCGCCCAAGCCCTTCATCTTGGCGTCGGTTTCCTCGGCCTTGACCCCGGCCTCGTCCATCTTCGCCTTGTAGTCCGTGATGTTCCCGAGCAGGTAGGCCACGGTCGGCGGCAGAAAACCAGCCATTGACACCCACCCCCGGCGGTGAACGGAAGCGGGCTACGGGCAGGGAATGCTCAGGCGGGTGTCACAGGTGGCCGAGTGCTACACGCCATGCCTCGTCGAACACCTCGCCCAGACGGCCCGAGGAGATCGCGGCCTCCAGCGCTGGCGCGAGATACGGGCGTGCGGGCAGTGTCGTCGCATGCCCGCGCCCGGTAACCCCGCCGAGTTCCTGGATGCGCCCGTACGCGGCGGTCGGGCCGATCCGCGTCGACCAGATCCCGTCACCACCGCGATTGGGGTGATCTGTGCGGATGGATCGGCGCAGCTGCCCGGTCACCAGAGACGGCGGCTCGCCCGGCTGTGAGGGCGTGGGCGTGCCCTTCTTGTGCGAGGACGTGGTGAGCTTCTTCTGGGTTTCCGCCTGTATCAGGTGACCGCCCTTGATCACCGCTATCTTCGTGGCTTCGCCGGCTGCGGCCACCAGCGCGTCGAGAGCCGCCGTGAACTGCGGGACGCCCACCAGGATCACGCTCATCAGTTCCACCGCCTGTTCTCGCGTTCGGCGCGCACTTCGTCGAAAACCTGCGCGATCGGCAGCAGATGGTTGAACGGGCCGACGGGGATCTCGTCTACGACTTGCGGCGGCCAGCCCCAGCGCTCCGCGAACCGGGCGTAGATTTCGTCTTCGTCCCACTCCGTGCGGACGTTCTTGTGCTCGGGGATCTCTCCGCCCTCGAGCCGGGCCCGGATGCGGCTGAGGGCACGGAAGGGGACTCGGGGTCGTCCCAGTCGTCCGGGGAGACGCGTTCGCCGCGCAGCTTCATCAGCCGCGTGGCGACCTGCACCACGTACTCGTGGCCCAGCAGCGTCTCGTAGTCCTCGATCGTGAGTTCGTCGAGGGACGCGAACTTCTCGCTGGGCAGCGGCAGCAGTTCACCGTTGTCGCCGGTGACGTTCCAGTCCTGGATGATGATGGCGATCACACCGTCGGTCAGGTCGACGGCCATGCCGCCTTCCCGCTGGTCTTGGGCGGTGACCGCGCGCATCACGGCGCGCTGGTGCTTGGCCTTGAGTTTGTCCGGGGCGAGCAGGTCCGCCCACGCCCCGGACGGGAGGTCGATCTTCATGCGGGGTCCTTACCGGTTACACGTACGTCGATGCGGCGATGGCGTTCTGCAGCGTGATCGTCGCCGGGCCGTACCCGCCCGACGTGCCGATGTTCGTGGTGTTCAGCACGCACCGCCCGGTGCAGTCGAACATGACGGCCTCGCTGCCGAAGTTCGGCTTGGCCTCGGTGAACGCCGCCTGCGCCATGTCCACCTGCACCACGAGGGCGTTGGCGAGCGTGAGGCCGTTGTTGAGGATGAACTGGATTTGCGGCTGGGTGTTGTTGCGCATGTACGTCAGCGGCGTCTCGTCGGCGGCGACGAACGACAACTTCCAGTCCGCGGTCAGGCCGCCGCGCTGGATGATGTACGGGTTCTGTGAGTTCTGCGCGGTGAAGTACGGCTTGAGTGAGCGCTTGAAGTTGAACTCGCCCGACGCGACCGTGAGCACCTGCGTGCCGCCCGACGCCGGGCCGGCGATACCCAGCACCGACTGCCAGGAGGGCAGCGGCTTGGCCGTGGTGAACGTCGCCGTCGGCGTCGCGGCGGCCACGTTGCTGACCCAGGAGGCGGCCTTCGCCGTGTACGTGAGCAGCTCGGACTCGGCGTTGAACTTGAACCCGACTTCCGAGACGCACGTGCCGGAGAACTGCCGGGCCTGGTGCGTCGGCTCGGCCATGTAGTACTGGGTGACGGTGTGCGTCGTCGGCTGGCCGCCGCCGGTGTTGAGCAGCGAGAACTTGTGCGTGAACGGGGCGGACGCGCCGGTGGTGTCGTCGGCGCCCATGATGTTGCCGATCAGGTAGCCCAGTTCGTCGGCGAACACCGGCCCTTCGAAGTCGATCTCCCCGAGTTGCACGCCCTGGATGACGTTGAACGAGTCGTCCGCCATCACGCCGCGCAGGCCTTTGTCATCCAGCCACGTCGGCTTGTCGTTCCAGTCGAACTTCGTCACCGGCATGTACGCGACCGGGGCGACCGGGGTGCCGGGTGTGGTTTCCTTCGCGAAGCCGATGAACCGCTTGACGGAGGGAAAGGTGGTGGGGCCGGCCATGGCTGGTTACGCCTCCGTCTCGTCGGTGCTGGCCTCGGACGCCGTGTCGGCGGCCTGCTGCGCGAGGAAGTCCGCCTCAGTGGCGGGCGTCAGGTCCCGGTGCGTGGGGGTGCGGTTCAGGGCGGCGATGCGGCCGGGCGCGAGTACGGCGGTGACGCCGTCGCCGAGGACCGTGAGCGAGGTGGCGCCGGTGTTGCGGAACCATCCGCCGTGGTCCGGTTCGGGCTGCTCGCCGTCGGGCGCTCGGGTCTCGGTTTGCGGCGGGCTGGGTGTTCGGGTGCGCGGGGGCATGCGGCGGCCTCCCTCTCGGGCTGGCGGGGCGGGAAGGGGGCGATCAGCGCCAGGCGCGGGTGTGCCGGCGCCCGGCGGTGAACGGGGAGCGCATGCCGCGGATGCGTCGGCCTTTGCGGAACCGTGAGGGCAGGCGGGTGTGGCCGCGGGCGAACCGAGCAGGGCGGATGCGTTCACGCCGGATATGCGGCGTGGCGTGGTGGCGTGTCGCGCGATGTACCGTGCGGCGGTGCCGGGTCGCCTTGCGCCGCTGGGTGTGCTTGGTGTGTGGCCCGCGGTGCGGGTGTTTCAGCCCCTTGCGGCGGTGCGCGGTGTGCCGTCGCGCCGGGTGCCGGTGCCCGGTGTGGCGGCGGTGCGCGTGGCTGCCCTTGTGCGGGTGCTTGTGGCCCTTCTCCCGTGCCGAGAGCCGCTTGCGGGCGGCCGCGGACTCGTGCCTGCGGGCCTGGTGCCGTCGCGCACCGTGCCTGCGACCGCGGCCGGCCATCTTAGGCGAACACGTACTCGGTGACGGGGAACTGCATGGACAGGTAGTTCTTGGTCAACTCGTCCTTGGTTTCGGCCTGCCCGTACTCGAACTCGATCCAGGACAGTTCGCCGTCCACGGCCTCACCGGCCTGGAACACCGCGCCGCCGAGCGTGCGGTCCTGCCGCAGCCGCGCGACCAGGTTGTCGCGCAGCGCGTACACGTCGTCCTGCGCGTCCTCCGCGAACGGGGTGTTGGAGCGGATGTAGCAGTGCAGCACCACCGTGTACGTCACTCGTTTGACGCCGCTGGTGGCTCCGCCGACCGCTTTGCGGGTCTCGCGCTGGTGCGCTATGTGCACGACGATCTGGCTGCCGGTGCGGGTGCCGGGCGGCATGCCGTTGAAGTAGTCGGCGTGGTTGTCGCGTTTCGCCCAGGCGCGGCGCACCACGCCGACGCCGTCCACCAGCGAAGAGCGGTAAGTGCGCGTCTGGGCGTCGAACGGGCCGCCGAAGTACTGGCAGATCCCGTCCAGCACGTTCTGAATCGACACCGGCGACCCCCATCCGGCATCACGAAGCCAACAACCCGATACGGCGGCGCGGTGCCGTCAGCGAACCCTGCGGAAGCGCTCCAGCAGCCGCTCGGCCTCGTCGATCAGGCCCGAACCGTCCTTGCGTGAGTCGGTCTGCCGGGTCCCCGACGCCATGCGCGAGTCCGGGTAGGCGTCCTCAGCGGCGGTGTCCGGGCGCAGTAGCTGCGCGACCGTGTAGTTCACGATCCCGAGCCGCATGTCGTGCTCCATGTTCGTGAAGTCCTGGGCCGCGGTGTGCGCGAACAGCGTCGGGGCCGCGAGCGGCACGGCCGTGGGGACCGGCGGCACGCTAAATGCCGGGGGTGTGAACGCGGAGGACACGGTGACGCTTTCCTCCGCGCCCGGCTCCCAGATCCGGTAGACGCCGCCGGGCTCGATGCCCGTAGGGTCCGTGACGCTCAGCGACATCGCGCCTGCCGAGGCGCCGGCCGACAGGACCGTGGCGACGAACCCGGCCGTGTAGACGAGCTGCGTGTACACCTGCGCGCCTGCGCCGGGGACGCCGAACTGCAAGGACCCGGTCCACGGCCCACCACTGCCGATCGTGACGACCAGGTTGCGGCCGTCCTCGCTCCACACGGCCGGGTTCGTGAACGTCGTCAGCGACGTGGGTGTGTAGCCGTAGCCGACCGAGGTGACCGTGATGACCGGGGTGTGGTCCGGGTGGACTTTCAGGGTTCCGTCGCGGGTGAAGCGGGTGCGCAGGTTCTGCACGTTCTGGTGCGCCGCGAGGGGTTGCTCGCAGTACCCGTCGGCCCACGCCGAGGACATCAGCAGAAGATCGTTCAACTGTGCGGTCTGGTCGAGCGAGGATGGGTCGTTGTAGCGCAGGTCGTCGAGGTCCAGGTAGGTCGGATGGGCGCGGAACGACGCGGCGGACACGTACGGGGTGATCACGGCTTACCTCCGTAGGACCCGGCGGTCAGGTGATCTCGGCGTGCAGCCATGCGCCTGCGGCGTAGACGGCGATGACCCATTCGCCCTTGTCCTTGCGGGCGGTGACGATCAGCGTTCCGCCTTCGTCGACGCCCAGGTCGGCGGCTTCCTCGTGGGTGTGCTTCTCGGGTCCGCGAGGACCGCCAGTGGTGATGACCGCGGGCATTACTGCGCGGACGCAATCAGAGCGGTGACCGTGGGAGACGTCCCGGCGGTCAGGACGGTGAGGTTGGCGCGCACGTACCGCACGGCCTTGCCGGTGGCGGTCTGCACGTCCCCGGTGGTGGAGGTGGATGTAGCCAGCGTCGTCCATGGGCCGGTGGCGGTGAGTGAACCTTCGAGGTTGACCGTGACGCCCGTCGGCGATCCCGTCACCGTGGTCTGCAGGGTGTGGCTGGAGCGGACGACACCTAGGTCGATGACGGCGCCGGGGCCGGTCGCGGTGGCGGCGTTCAGTGAGGTGGAGGGGCCGGAGCCGCTGGAGACCGGCAGTGTTCCGCCCGTGAGCGTCATCAGCCCGCCGTCGCCGTCGGTGATGGCTACGGCTTGTGCGGCCGGGTAGTCCTGGCCGGTGGTGGTTTGGGTCACCGCGGCGGACGCGTTGCCACGTACGATCTTCGCCATCAGTCGGAGTCCTGGACGCGCACCCATTGACCGTGCGGGCAGCCGTAGGAGCCTGCGCCATCGGGGGGTGTGCCGGGCGGGCAGAGCCGGCACGGTTCGGTGCCGTCGTTCTTGACCGACTCCCAGTGGAAGGTGGGCGTCGCTGGCTGGACCTCTGCGGCGGGAGCCGGCTCGGACGGGACCTGCGCGGCCTCGCCCTCGGTGGTGGTTTCTTGAGCGGCGCCGGCGGCGACGGCGGTGTCGGGCGTGGGCGTGTCCTCGGGGGCGGTCGCGTCGGACTGGGCCGGGCTCGGCGGCGCGGACTCCTCGACGGTCTCGGAAACGCCAGCTGCGGCGTCCTCGAGCGACGGCGCCGGAGCGGCTGTCTTGCGGGTGCGTGGAGGCATCAGCTCTCCCTCTCACACTGGCCGCCGCACTTGCCGCAGCGGACGAAGAACGATCCGTGTCCGCACGCGGGGCAGCGGTAGCCGAGGTCGGCCCGGGTGCGGCCTGTGAGCGACACCGGGAACGCGCCCTCGGCGATCAGGGCCTTGGCGTGTGCCGGGTTCTCGACGTCCATGATCCGGCCGTTGTAGCGGGTGACGCGGCCGGTGTAGGCGCCTTTGACTTCCATCCCGGCGACGGCGCCGTCGGGTGCTGCGATGCGCATGGGGTTCCTTCCGGGCGGGCCCGGCGCCCGCGCAGGCTGCCTGCGCGGGCGCCGGGTGGAGCTGGATCAGGCGGCGGTGACGCCGGAGACGCAGCCGTTCCACGCCGGGGCGTAGCAGATGAAAGAACCGAACCAGTACGAGCTGGACTCGTAGGCGAACTGCGTGACGGGCCAGTCGATGCCCATCAGGTCCTGCACGTTGACCACGGACCACACGTTGGAGACCTGCGTGTCCGGGATCGGCAGGGTGTCCGAGAGGATCGGGCACACGCCCTGCGGGAGCCAGGGGTTGACTTCCATCTCGACGCGCTTGCCGGTCGTCTCGTTCATGATCGCCACGGCGACGGAGCCGAGGGCGACGCCCCGCACCTCGTCCTGCGTGATCTGCAGGAAGTAGTTGTTGCTGCTTCCCGCCTTGAGCGTGTCGGACTGCTGCTTGCGGTCGGCGCCGTTGAACAGGATCCGGTCCGGGTCGGCCTTCACGCTGTTGTAGAGGCTCGCGAACGCGGTCTGGAACTCGCTGCCCGGGTTGCTCGTCGAGAACGTCGAGTTGATCTTCACGTTGTAGCCGGACGAGGTGCCCATCGCCCACGCGAGGATCCCGTCGTAACCCGCCGCGTACGCCGAGGAGTCTGCGGTGGGCGGGTTCGCGCCCGAGGTCGGGATCGCACCCTGCAGCACGATGCCCGTGCCGCCCGCGCCGCCGCCGTTCGCGGCCTGGTTCGGGAACCGGCCGTAGAAAAAGAATGACGAGTTCGCCGGCTGCGACGCGCCGGTGCCGATGTACACCTTGTAGCCCAGGGCCTGCGGGACGTCGGTCAGGCGCAGCACCACGTTGTGCCCGGCGGTCGGCGCGATCGTGGCCACCGTGGACACCACGGACTCGCCGAACGCGCCCGCGTCCGCGGTGACGTACACGTAGATGTTCGTGGTGTACCCGGTCAGCGCGACCTGCCCCGTGCCCAGCGTGTTGTCCACCAGGGACGTGCCGGTCGGGGCCGCGAGCGCTCCTGCGTACCCGGACGCGGTGCCGCGGCCCATCAGCAGCATCCGCTCCTCCATGAGCATGCTGGCGTACAGCAGGCTGGTGCGCGAGAGCTGCCGGATGTCCTGGTAGCCCTGTCCGCCGTACTGCGCCGACCAGGTCACCTCGTCGCTCATGCTGAACTGCGAGTAGGGCAGCACCACGTCGTAACCGGCGTAGGAGATCTTCGGGCCGCGCGCGTAGTACAGCGAGTTGCTGGAGCCCGAGGGCGCGAAGTTGTTCTGCGTGGTGTCCAGGATGCCGGGGTGGATGTTGCCGACACCGCCGGTCCCGGAGCCGGTGAACCCGGAGATCACCTTGAACCGGTGGCTCGTGCCGTTGCCCTTGATCCGCGGGATCGAGTTGCGCAGCGGCGTCGGGCGCGGCGCCAGGATCTTCGCCGGGGCCTCCAGGTCGAACGCGACCAGGCCGGTGCCGACCGGGGAGGTCAGGTTGATGTCCTTGACCAAGTCCGGCTGCTGCGACTTGAGCCCGTCGAGGGCCGCCATCACCGAGGCGACGGTGTCCGGGGAGATCGCCTTGTTCAGTTCCGGCGCGCCGAGCGCCTTCTGAACGTACTGGTAGGCGTTCGTGGGCCGGCTGGAGAAGTCGATCGGCTGGCCGCCGCGGAACGAGGTGACGATCTCCTCGCGGGACAGTTCCCGCTCGGGCATGTCACCGATGGACTTGATCAGGTCGTCGAAGCGCTCGGAGACTTCCGCCTTCGACAGCTTCGGGGCTTCCGGCGACTCGCCGAAGAGCAGTTCGAGGTTCGCGGGCAGAGCCACGGCCCTGCTCCTTCCATGCGGAAGGCCCCGCACAGCGGGGCCCGGGGATGGTCGTTGGGGGTGGTGCGCAGGGTCAGGCGGCCGCCTTGGCGAGTAGCGCCTTGGCGCGCTGCCGGTAGCCCTCGGCCAGGTCCCGGTTCGCGGAGTAGGCGTCCGCCTTCGCCAGGAGCGCGGCCGCTTGGGCGTGCAGCGCCTCGGAGTCGCTCTTCATCGCGGACTCCTGCTGGGCGGCGGTGCGGGTGAGCACCGGTCCGCCGGGGACCGGAAGCGCCTTGATGGCGTCCAGATCGCCTTGGGCCTTCGTCAGGTCGGCCGTGAGCGCGGCGATGCGCTCCTCGTCGGCGGCCCTGGCCTCTGCCACTGCGCTCTTGACCATGTGCGCGAGTTCGGTCTTGGTCACGGTCTGCGGCGTGTCGGCCGCAGTGCTCGGGGTGTCGCCGGGTTCGGTGAGGGCCGCGGCGACGGCGGCCTTGACCAGGTCGGCTGCTTCGGCCTTGGTGAGCAGGTGCTCGTCGCTGTCGGCCTTGGTGGCGGTCTTCTTCTTCTCGCCGCCCTCGGAGTCCGCGTCGCCCTCGCCGTCGTCTTCCCTGTCAGCCGCGTCCTCGCCGCTGTTGGGCTTCTTCTTGAACGGGGGCGCGAGGTTCCCGCCGTTCTTGCCGTCGGCCTTGAGCAGGTCACTGTCCCCGGCCGGGGCGTCGGCGAGCATCATCACCGTGTCGGTGTCGCCGGACTGCTCGGCCCGCTCGTTGGCCTGGAACCACTTCAGGGCCCGCACCGCGTCGAGCAGCAGCGCGATGTCGCACGCCTCGTTGAGGTTGCCCATGGCGAGGGACTCGGCCTCGGAGACGATGAGCTTCGCGATCGCGGCGATCGCTTCCTGCGCGCCGGCGATGTCCGCGGTCTCGTCCTCGCCGTCGTCTTCCCCGTCGTCGCCGTCGTCGGCCTTGGCCAGTTCGGGGACGAGGGCGCGCACGTCACGCAGCAGCGCCTCGGCCTTCTCGACGGTGGCCGCGTCGGCCTTGGTGGCGTCCTTGAGGCTGCCGTCGGCGTTCCAGTTGTCGGGCACCATGCTCTCCAATCCGAGGGCCTTGGCCCGGGTCAGGATGTGCTTTCTCACGTCGTCGTGATCGGCGTTGCCGCGTCCCACGGCCTTGATTGCGCGCCGCAGGTCGGCCTTCGTCTTGATCACATAGGAGGGTTCGCCCTTCGCGTTGGGCATCGCCTGGCCCGCCGCGAGCGCCTGCCTCTTCTGCTCCGCCGTGTACGCCTTGTCGAGCGACGCGTAGGTGTCCGCCTTGTAGGCGGCGGCCGCCTCGCGTACCGCGTCCGTCAGCGCTTGCTCGCCCATGACACTCCCGGAGACCGTTACGTTGACCACGACCGGCGCGAGTGCCGTGTCGGCCTTGGCCGCCGGCGCGTCCTGTTCGGCTGCGGCGGACACCTCGGCACCAGCTGAGGCGAGGTCCGCGAGAGCCTGCTTGACGGGCGCCGCGAGCCGGTCGAACAGCTCGGCGGGCAACCCGAAGGTGGCGGACTCCGCACGGATCAGAGCGGGCTCGTCGAGCAGTTGCAGGTTCCCGGCGCCGTCGGCTTTGGCGAGCGGCAGCCGCCAGTGGTCGTTGATGGTGGCGCTGCCCAGGCAGGGGGCGTCGACCACGCTGGTCTCGAAGATGCGGCCGGCCACGACGGTCCCGGCGGGCGCGTCGGCCTTGGTGTGGTCCAGGCGCCAGTTGCGGATCCCGATGGAGAAGCCGTTGAGGACTTCCTCCTCAACCTTGTCGATCGCGTCTTTGTCGACGATCTTCGCGCCGATGTACCAGCCGTCGGCCTTCTCCTCGAGTTCGATCGCCTTGCCGATGGCCCGTTTGGCGTCGTGCTGTTCGCGGATGTTGCCGCGCTTGAACCAGTCGGGCACTGCGGTCTTGAGCCACGCGGGGTCCATGCGCTGCTGGTCGTTGTCCAGATCCGGGCCGGTGATCTTGCCGTAGACGTACAGGTGTCCGGTCTGCGGGTCGCGGTCCTTCTTCGTGATCGGGACGTAGACCTCGCGCACGTCTAGGGCGGTCACGTCGCCTCCTTCGGACATGCGAAAGGGCCGCACCGCTCGGTGTGGCCCTTCGTCATCGATGTGGTGGATCAGCCGTTTGCCGCGTCGGCTCCGGCCAGGTCGGACGGGTCGATATCGGCCAGCGATGTCAATGCCGGTATGGGAGCGCATCGACATACCGGGCGCCCTGGCGGCTCTGTGTCGCCGCTCTGAAACGCCGCGCCGAGCGGCACCGCGCCCTGCGCTTCGTTCGGCTCACAGACCGCGCTGCAGACCCTGTCGTCGTCCGCCGTGGCCCAGTACGTGGCCTCGATGCCGTTCGCGCGGTAGGTGTTCATCGCCGCGACGCTCGTCGCCCGCGCCAACTCCGTGATCGCGACCATGTCGGCCCACTGCGGGTCGTCCAGGATGCCGCGCAGCACGCCGGCCAGCGTCCCGGAGGAATCGCCGCGCGCGAGCGCGTCCGCGAGCGCCTTCGCGAGCTTGTCGAGCCGGTTCGCGGCGATCGAGTTGATGCTGATCCCGGCTTGATCGAGTAGTAGCGCGAGCCCGTTACGGCCGTTCTCGTCGAGCACGAGGCGCGCCGCGTCGGCGTCCCCGGGAGTCCACCGCGACCAGTCGATGTGCGCGATCCCGGCCAGGACCGCGGTCGCGGACAGGTCGCCGATCGCGTAGCCCTCGGTCCACAGTCCGACGATCAGGGCCGCGAGCGCGGTCGTGAGGTCGATGCCGTATTCGGCGAGCCACGTGGCGGAGTCCTGGCCGTAGATGTCCGGCCCGTCGGGGTCATCGTCGTAGCCGTCGGGCAGGTCTGCTTCGTCGGCTTTGGTGAGCGCCGGGTGCCGGGCGGCGAGCCATGCCTCGGCGAGCGCCCGGGTGTCCACGGCGCCGCGCATGGCTTTGCGGATGCGTGGCGCCCACACGGCGGCGGTGGCCTTGTCGCGGTCCCAGCCCGGCCAGTGCGGCCGGTCCGGGTCACGCTCTTTTGGGGCGGCCCGGTCACCGCCTGCCGCGGCGAAGGTGACGCGCGGGTCGGCGGCCATGTCGCCGGGCGCGTCGGTTTTCGTGAGGATCTCGGTGCGGAAGGCACGGCCTGGCTTGGGGTTGCGGCGCGCCCAGTTGCGGTACGCGGCGATCTCCGCTTTGACGGCCTGCGTGTCCGGCCGGCCGGGTGCGCTGTCGGCGGTTTGCTCGCCGTCAGCGGCCTCGTCCTGATCCGGGATGCCGTCGGCGTCGGCGTCCTTGTTCGGCGGTGCTTCGAGCGGCGTGACGGTCTCGCCCGGCGGCGCGAGTTTGCTCGCACCCTCCAGGAAGATCACGCCGCGGCTGGTCTCCACGATCGGCATGTCCGCCTCAGCGAACGGGTACCGCGGCAGCCCCAGCCGGTCGCGGTCCTCGTTGTACGTCATCCGCCCCGACTTGACCCGGTTGCCCGCGACCTCGTCCGCCGCAGCCTCGTCCTCATCCTCCAAGCCGAGGATCTTGAACTCCAGCTCGCCGGGCATCCCCAGGTGCCGCCGCGAGATACCCGTGATCAGGCCCTGGATCCACCGGTAGGTCGGCATCGTCGCGATGCGTTCCTTGATGTCCGCCTGACCCTCGTGGTACCCGCTGCTACCGATGCCGCCGGTCTCGGTGAAGTTCAGTTCCGCGATCGTCGTGGAGAAATGCGCCGCGAGCTGCTTGAGCAGGAACAGGTCGTACTCGGGCTTGTAGCGTTCCGCGACATCCGGCGTCGACTCCAGTTCGAACCCGGGCGGCAGGATCCGCATCCGGTGCCGCTCCAGCGTCTGACCCGACCAGGCGTCGTTCAACGCCGTCTCGTACTCCAGGACCTGCTGCGGCGTCCACGAGTTCGCGCCCGTGTTGCGCAGCAGCCCCGCGGGCACGGTGCCGTCGGTGAACTCCGCGCGGATCCAGGCGCGCCGACGCAGCCACACGTCAAGGTCTTCGAGGCACTGCTCGACGGCGGAGTGCCCGTAGAGGGTCTCGGCGCGCACGTTGCGCCGCTTGTAGATCAGCGTGTCGGGGGCGTACGCGTTGAGGATGCGGCCTTCGTCGTCGACGTCGGCGACGTATTCGCCGCGGGGGAAACCCCACAGCATCTGCTGGTAGGCGGGGTTGGGCGGCAGGGGTTTGCCGCCACGATAGTCCCGCAGGACTTTGACCGTGGTCCCGTCGATGATCTCCAGGGAGTGCAGGTCGCCGCCGTAGGTGCGCCGCGGATAGATCGCCACCGCGTCCAACACCAGGTGCTCTTCGAGGAGTTTGCCGATCCAGTCGGGCCAGTCCTCGTCCTGCCCTGGGTCGGGACGCTCCCAGAACGCGGTGCAGCGGGCGATCTCGGGGCCCAGGCGCTTACGCAGGTCGGCTTCCACGTCGGCGCGCGAGGACCCGGGGCTGGCGGCCTCGGCTTTCGCGACCGCGTCCTTGGAGATCGTGATGGTCCACTCGAGGGTGGTGATCTCGTCTTTGCGGATCTGGATGCAGCGGCGCGGGATGCCGCCGGCGGCTGCGGCGTCGCGCAGGACCTTCCAGGGGACGAGCCGGTCGGTGACACCGGGCAGGTTGCTGGAGACCTGGTATTCGGTGAAGCGGGGTTCGGGGCGTCCGGTGTCGCGGCGGGTGGGGTCGATCGCGGCGGGTAGCAGCGGCAGGCCGGGGCCGAAGGCGACTTGCGGGTCGAGGCGGGGCAGCGGGTTGAACGCGCCGCTGGTTTGCGGGTTGACGCCGGCCGCGACGAGGGCGGCGACTTGCTGCGCGGTGTAGAGGGTGGCGCCGGGTCCGACGCCGGGGGTGGCGGCTTTGGCCATTTCGGCGTCGGTGGAGCGGCGTACCTGGTAGTGCTGGCCGTTGGGGCGGCGGTTGCGGTTGCGGCGCGACACCGGCTACTCGACCCCCTCGATGGACGTCGGTTCCGGCGTGCTGTGCGTGAGGCGCGAGGCGGTCAGGTGACTGGGACGCCGTTGAGGGCGCCGCTCGCGCAGATCGCCTCGTGCGCCCCGCGCTCACGCAGGCAGCCCGCGAGTTGATGTGAATCGTTCGCCGTCCAGTGCGCCCCGCAGAACCGGTGGCCCTGGCGGCACAGCAGGACCCGGAACAGGCCGTTGCTCGCACCGAAACTGCCACCCAGGCGACGGGGAGCAAGCATCAGACACCCCTCACGCGGTCGCGCGCATCCCGGCCAGCCAGCCCATCGCCTGGTCGTATCCGCCCGGGGCCGCATAGAACGCCAACAGCAGCGCGTCCGCGTTGTCCGGCGACCGCCCGATCCGCTTCTTGGTGTCTTCCTTCTTCTCCACCACGATCCGCCGCGAGGAGTCGTGCGCGTACTTCGGCGCGGTCAGCTGCGAGATCAGGCGCTCACGGTCGTCCGCGTCCAGCCCTGAGAGGTCCCAGCCGCGGTCTTCCGAGAGCTGCCGGCCGATCTCCCACCAGATCTGCGAACGAAGCCGCGGGAAACGCTGCGGCTGCGCGGAGGCGGTGCCGACGTTCACGCCGAGCACCTCGGCGCTGTGTGCGCCTTGCTCGCGGCGTTCGCGAAGCGTGCCGACGATGCCCCAGCCGATGCCGATCGAGTCGACCTTCACGGCGGTGGCGCCCGTGGTGCGGATCGACTCGACGATCAGGTTCGCGACCTTGATCGGGTCGCGGCCGCGGGTGCGCCACTCCCGGCCCACTTGGATGCCGCGGCGTTCACGGATGCAGGTCTCGTCGCCGCCCGCGCCGAGGTCCACGCCGAGTTCGACCGGCAGGAGTTGCTCGGGTGCGAGCGGTGTCTCGCGCGGCTGGGCGCAGGCGCGCAGTGCCGAGAGGCGCACCACGCCGTCCTCGGCGTCGGACGGGAACAAGCCCAGGACCTTGGAGATGTACACCGGGGACTGTTCGCCGTATTCCTGCGCCATCTCATCGACGTAGGACTGCCCGACGAGCATCGACGCGACGTCATCGGGGACGGGTTCGCCGGTGAAGTTCGGGGAGTCGAACGCGGATATCCGCAACGTGTTCCAACGGCCACGGGCGCAGACCTGCGCGAAGTAGGAGCCGGGGTCGTCGGGGTTGCCGATCGCGAGGATGCGGCAGTGCTCTCCTGTGGCGATCGAGTTGGCGGCGGTCCAGAACTGTTTCGCGACGCCGCACGCTTCGTCGATGATGACGAGCACGTACTTGGCGTGGATGCCTTGGAACGCGTGCGGGTTGTAGTCGGATGGCTTGCGGCCGAACGCGACGAGTTGTTTTCCGAGTTTCCAGTCGGTCTCGTTGATGCGGCCAGGGAAGGGGTTGCCTCGCGCCTCGGCTTTCGCGAACGCTCCGTTGATCTCGGACCAGAGGATGGCGGCGACCTGGTCCCCGGTGGGCGCGGTGGTCACCACGCGGGCCTCGCCGACGGGGTGGGTGTCGAGCCACCATGCGGTGAGGCGTGAGGCTGACCAGCTTTTCCCGACGCCGTGGCAGGACTGTACGGCGGTTCGGCGGTGGTCTCGCACGGACTCGGCGATGTCGATTTGTTTTGACCACAGGTGTTCGCCGAGTTTGTCTCGCGCCCAGGCTGCCGGGTCGTTTCGGTAGTACGCGGTGCGGTCTTCGAATTCGCGGGCGGCGTATTCGGCCCAGTCGAGGGTGGCGGTCACACCGCCCCCTCGGTCAGTTGGTGAGCGCGGCGAGCGCGCGCAGGTGCTGCGGCACGACGGTGCTCACGAGTGCCTGCTGCGCCGCGGTGAGTTTCAGGTCGGCGAGGATCGCCCGCACCGCCCGAGCGACCATGATTCCTTGCTCTTCGGCCAACTTGACCTGCCGGGCTTCGATGCCGACGCGGATCGCGTCCGCGCACACCTTCGCCAGGTGCGCACGTTCCTGCTGGTAGAGCTTGAGGAACGCGTGCGGGACGCTCTCTTGCGTCGTGCCGCGGTCCTCGCCGCCCTCTTTGACCTTGGTGACGCCCCAGATCAGGTCGCTCGGGTCGAGCTCGCGGATCTGCGCCTCAAGCCACGCGACGTGCCCGGCGGTGCGGTGCACTTCGGCGATGATGGCCCGCTCGGGGCTGATCTCGATCGGCAGCCCGTAGGTTTCGGCCATGATCCTCGCCTCCCGTTCGGTGTACCGGGCGGCCGCTTTGGCTTTGACCTGTTTGGCCGCGCCGCCGTGGAAGCGGGTGCACACGGTGCCGCCGGGCGGGTGGGTGTAGCGGCACTGTTCGCCGGTTTCTTTGCTGGTGGCGGCGCAGCGCTTCTCGATCGGTGGCGGGGGTCGGCGTTGGTCTCCGGCGGGGTCGTGGGCGGCGCAGGTGTCGCTGCCGGGGAGCGGCCGGTGCTTGCACGGGTTGCCGCTGACCGCCCAGATGCCGGTGCAGCGTGGTTCGTCGCGGTTGGCGTGGGTCACTGGGGTGTCTCGATGGGTTCGATGCGCAGTTCGGTCTGTTCGCGGCCGTGGGCGTCGATGCCGGTGGCGTAGTCGAACAGCAGCGCCGGGCGGTTGTCCTGCGTGAGTCCCGACCGTAATCCGCCGCGAACCCTGGCGATGTCGATGCCGCGCTCGGCTGCCCACTGTGCAGCATGGGGGAGCATCGCGGGGGGTACGCCGAGGTCGGCGAGCGAGGCCTGCACGGTGGGGGGCAGCACGACGCGGGGGAGGCGGCCCGGCGGCTCGTCTTGGCCGGTGCACTGGCAGGTGCGCGGATCGGTGCAGGTCTCGCGGTGCGCGTGCGTGCACGTGTCGGGGACGGGTTGGGCGTCCTGGCGCGCGGGGTGCTCGTGCGGGCGCACGGTGCCGTCGGCTTTGACGCACTGCTCGCCGGGCTGCGCATTGCAGGTTGGACATGCCGCCGGTTCGGCGGCGGGGTGCTGGCAGATCGGGCCGGGGTGGCAGTCCCCGCACGCCCATACCGCGATGGTGGCGTACCCGTCGATCGGCTTGAGTCCTTCGGGCAGCGCGTCGTACTCGGCCTGCGTCAGGTGCCGCTGGTAGGCGGCCTCCACGGGGGCGCCGCACGGGCACACGTCCACGGTCGCGGTCACGTTCGCCTCCCGTCAGTAGATGGTGATCATCCCGACCGGCAGGATCGGGATCTCCGGGTTGTCGGTGACTTTGACGAAGTACTGGTAGCTGCCCACCGGCAGCTGCACGGTGCCGCCCGGGCCGATCAGGCATTGCGCCATGTACTGGTTCGCGCCGAGAGTGACGGTGGTGTCCCACGACGCCGCTTTCCAGTCGGTGGGTTGCGGGTCGGTGCCGGGGGTGATGAACGCCATCTGCACGGTGTCGCTGGTGGGGTTGCCTTTGAGGCAGGTGACGATGGCGGTGACGTACATGAGGCTGGCGGCGAGCTGGTTGGTCACCTGTTGCCTCCCTCGCGGCTGGACCAGCGTGTCGCGGCCCTGACGGCCCAGCGTGCGGGGCCTTCGGTGGCGGTCCAGCGCACGGCGGCGCGGGCGGCAGTGAGCGCGAGGATCCGTCCCGGTTGCGCTTGCGCGACGACGATCGACACGGCTGCGGTCGCGGCGCGGGCCAGGGTGCGGGCGACGGTCCGGCCGAGCGCGGCGGCGGCGGTCGCTGTCGCGGAGAGCCGCGCCGTGACGGCCCGGGTGAGCGTCGGGGCGGTGTTGGCGGTGGCCGGCAGGGCGCGGGCCGTCGTGCGGGCGAGGGTCGTGGTCCCGGCCGCGGTGGCCGCGAACCGTGTGGCGCGGGTGGCGGCCGTAGCCAGCGCGCTGGCTACGGTGGCAGTGGCGTTCAGTGCGCGGAAAAGGACCCGTTGCGGGGTGAGCGCGGCATGGCCGGTGGCGCTGGTGGTGAGCGGCCGCACGGCGGATCGCGTGAGGGCGGCGCTGCCGGTCGCGGGCGTGGCGAGGGGACGCGCCGCGCTGCGGGTCAGTGTCGGCGACCCGAGGGAGGTCGCCGCCGTGGTCTTGGCCATGGCGCGCTGGAAGCCGCCAGTGGCGGTCGCGGTGGTGACGAGCTGGATCAGGCGCGCCCGCAACGCCGCGAACCCGGCGCTCGCGGCGGCGGTCGTGGCGTGGGTGCGGTTAAGGGCGCGGGCCAGCGCCGGGCCGCCGGCTGTAGTCGACGCCAGGGTGCGGTTGCCGGTGCGGGTGAGCGTGGGTGTGCCGGTCGCGGTGCGCGAGAACTGCCGGCCGGTCAGCCGCCCCAGGGCCGCAGTCGCGGTGCCCGTCGCGGCGAGGACCAGAGTGTGGACGAACGCGGGGACGACGGTCCCGGTTCCGGTCGCGGCAGCCGTGAGGGCACGCTGGGCGAGCCGCCCGATGCTCGCAGCGCCGGTCGCGGCCGCGGTGAGGGCGCGGGCGAGGATCCGGGCCGGGGCGATGCTCGGGACTGCCGTCGCTGTGGCGGCGAGCGTCCGGGCGGGGGTGCGCCCGATCGTGGGTGTCGCGGTGCCCGTGGCGCGGTACCCGGCCGCGAGCGAGCGGACCGTGGTGGGCGAGCCTGCGCCGGTCGCGGGCAGAGCCTTGACCGGTCGCCGCGTCAGCACGCCGGCTGCGGTGGCTGCCGCGACTGCCGTCCGCGTGACGGTGCGTGCGAGTAGCGCCGCGGGCGCGGCGGACGCGGGGAGCGGGCGCGCCGCCTGCCGCCCCAGTGACGCCGTGCCGGTGGCTGTCGCGGCGAGGGTCGCGGTGTGTGCGCCGCCGGCCAGTTTGAACGCGACCGCGACCGCGCCGCAGAACGTCGTCGATCCGGTCGAGCTCCACGCGTTGGTTTCGGTGCCGCCGGTGGAGTTGCCGTACGCGACGACGATGTTCGCGTCGTTGTTGTTGTTGACGGACTTGCCGTCGACGCTCCAGCCGCCGGTGACGGAGGATGTCTCCGGTCCGCCGTCGTCGGCGAACACGGTCAGGAAGAACTCGCTGCCCGCGGTGTCGGAGTAGGTGGGTGTGCACGCGCCGGCTGACCCGAACGCGGTGGCCGCGCTGCCGTCGGTGACGGCCTGGATGCCGGAGACCTCGCCGATCCACACGCTGCCGACCACCGACGCGGAGAACGTGACGGTGATCGTGGGTTTGGTGCCGACGTCCCCGGAGGGGGTGGCCAGGGCGTAGAGGGCGCATTCGCCGTGGGCGTTGGAGTTGCCGAGGTTGACGACCCCGACCTGCGTGAACGTGTTGAGCGCGCCGTCCTTGACGCTGCTGATCGTGCCGCCGCCGGATTGGCCGATGGCGACGAGCAGCACCGTGCCCGTGGTCAGGTTGCTGGTGTAGGTGACGGGGATGGAGGTGGAGGCGCTGGTTTTGGTGAAGCTGTTGGATTGCAGGACTGACCAGGCCATGGCCCGCCCCCGGTTAGGTCAGAGACTCGGTTTCGTGTCCTGCGGTCGGGTGGGGTTCAGCCGGAGAGCGGGCCGATGACGACGCGCTGAGACGCGCCGAAGATGTACGTGCCCGGTGTGGTGTAGCCGGACGGCGGGGAGGTCAGGGCGCCGGTGGTGTAGAGCTGGTAGAGGGCGTCGGCGTCGGCGAACGCGCTGAAGATCGCGGGGGCGCTGACGGTGTCCAGGCTGACGGGCGCCGCCTCGAGGTCGGCCGCCGAGTACGCGCTGAGCCACTGCCTGAAGTCGTGGCACGCCTCGAGGGCGTTGCGTAGCGCGGCGAGGCGGGCCTGGGCGTTGTTGACGACGTACTGGGAGGTGATTCCGGCGGGGAAGCCGACAGCCATGGGACCGTCCTCCGATCGATTGCGGCTGGGCGGCCCAGTCGCCGTCCGTGGGGGGGTGTCAGGCCAGCGGATTCTCCATGACCTGAGATATGTTTGCGCAGGTCAGGCCAGCGTCAGCTTCCAGGTTGCCTGCAACGCGTCGCCGGTGCTGAGCGCCAACCCCGTGTAGCTGGCGTGCATGAAGAGATCACCGTTGGTCACGGCGCTCGACCCGGGCGCGTTACCCCCGGTGATCGTCGCCCCGTTGCTGTGCGTCGCCGCGGCCGAGCCGTTCTGGCCGCGCGTCACCGTCCACGTCGTGGTGCCCTGGCCGCCGGTGACGGTGAGCACCTCGCCGTCGATCTGGATCTGGTAGTTCCCGGAGCCGGGGAACCCGGACGCGGAGGTGACGCTGATCGAGGTCTGCCCGGTGGTGGTGATCGCCGCCGAGAGGGTCGTGGACTGTGGCTTGGTTGTGGTCAGGGCGAGGATCGACTCGTTGATGGTCTGCCCGGACGCGCTCGTGATGGTGCCGACGACCTGGTAGGTGTCGTTGGTGGTGGTGGTCGTGACGACGGTGTTGGTGCCGGAGACGCGGGCTTCGGCGGCTTCCTGGAAGGGGGCGACGTCCGAGGCGGCTGCGGTCGGGTTGGTGGCGTTGATGCCCCAGCCGACGGCTTTGGGGATGGTCGGGGTGCCGCCGTTGATCCAGGAGGTGATGAGGTCCCGGGCCCGGTAGGTGTAGACGACGACTGTTGCCACTGGTCAGCCCTCCTGGGTGGGGGCGGCGCGTCGGGCGGCGTCCCGGTTGGCGGCGTGGATGCGGCGCGAGGCGAGGCGGGTGCCGATGAGCGACCACCAGGCGCGTTTGATCGGGTTGCGGGTGATGACGGCGGCGCGGCCGAGGGGGATGCGGGTGCCGTCGGCGCGGATGATCGTGAGGTGTAGTTCGGCGTCGGCGGGTATGTCGGCGGAGTGCACGCTCACGCCCCAGCCTGCACCGGCAGCAGCAGATCCCCGAGGTCCTGCGGCGAGACCAACCCCGGCAGTCGCCCGTCGTCGAACAGTGCGATCTCCCCTGCGGCGTATTCGACGTCCACCGCTTGACTGCACAACAGATGCCCGTCGCTGTTGATCCGCCGCGCCCACCACGTGTCCGAGTTCACGTGCGCGCCGGCGCGCTTTTGCGCCAGCCCGATGGCGAGCAGGTCGAGCCACGAGTACGGGGTGCCGATCAGGTCGTGGGCCTTGTTGACGATCAGGCGGCGCTGCTCGGGGTCGGGGGCCAGGTGTGCGGGCAGGCGGCCGGTGGACCAGACGGCGTCGGGGTAGGCGTCCAAAGTGTTGTAGCGGATGCGGCCGACGGCTTCGACGATGACGCCGTCTCCGGTGTAGAGGCCGGCGTGGTTGTACTGGGCGTTGTGCCAGCGTCCGTCGATGCGGCGTGCGGTTCCCCAGCGGATGGCCCAGGCGGCGAGGCGGTCGTACCAGGGGCCTGCGGTGCGGGTGACGAAGTAGTCACCGGGTTGAGGTGTCGGCGTCATGGCTGTCACCCGCCGTTCCGTGGGTGGGGCAGCAGTCGAGGTGCCGGACTCGCGCGTCGCTTTCGCTGATGAACAGGGGGCAGCAGCAGGTGCGGCGGGTCAGGGTTTGCGCGTCCATGTGCCGATTCCGGCGAGGTGTAGGGCGAGGCAGGTGAGTCCGGCGAGCATGAGGCTGGTGGGGGAGAACCAGGTGTTGGTGTGGTCGCCGTTGCCGCTCAGGACGAAGCCGACTCCGAACAGGATCGCGGCGAGGATCGCGAGCATCAGGCGGCCGGCGGTGCGGTCGGCTCGCTCGCCGGGACGCTCTCGGCCGGCGCGGTGTTGCCGCTGTCCTCGACGGCGGTGGCCACGTCGTGCCCGGCCTCGACGAGCAGCGCGGTGCCGTCGGCGACGGCTTCCTGCTCGGCCGGAATCACGCCCTCGGTCTCGGCGGTGTGCACCACGTCCGCGGCGTCCTTCTCGGCTTCGGCCGCGAGCACCGGCTCGTCACCCTCCAGCTCGCGGGCGATGTCCTTGACGCGAGCCCAGCCGTCGTGGTCGATCTGCTCGAGCTTGGCGGCGGCGTTGTGCAGGTCGGCGAGGGCTGCCTCGTACACGGCCTTGATGGCGCTCATGGGGTC